AATCAGTTACCAATAATTTTTAATAACAAGGAGTTTGAATGGGAACGACAGTAACAATTGGCCAAACGCCAATTAATGCAACATATACGGCAGTAACCGGTACAACTGGTGGTGCTGGCACAGGTGCCAAATTTGATGTAACAAAAACAAATGGAGTATATACAACAGTAATTGAGGCCGCAAACCTCGGTACAGGTTATGCTGTTGGTGATACAATTACTATTGCTGGTACATCATTGGGCGGAACAATTATTAATCCTGATGTTATTGTTGTAACAGGAATTGGAACTGCTGGTAAAATTTCTACATTTAGTGCAGTAGGTACAGGTCAAATCGGTAATGGTCTAAACTATGCTGTCATTGATGTTACTGGTGTCACATCATATAGTTTTAGTGATAAGAGTTCCAATTTTACAGTTGTTAATGATATCACAAATAAAAACATTTTAGTAACATCTGTATTGACATCCGATGTTTCTTTTAAATTAGAAGGTGTTACCCGTGTTGCTTATACTGACAAATCAACTGCCTTTGATATTACTGGTAATGCTGGTGATGTATATGCTTTGTTGAAAGCAGGTTTTGGTGGTACAGTAAGTACTACATATGAAGGTCTAGGAATCAAAGCAGAAGATGCCGGCGCTACAAGTACACAAATTGCTTCAGCAATTATTGCAACAACATCTTTCGCTACTGCAAATCCAGACTTTGCTACCTTTGTGAATAATGTATATACTAACGTAATGGGTTTTGCACCAACTCCAACACAGGCACTACCTTATGTTGCTGCACTAGCAACAAATTCAGTAACTGAAGCGCAACTGCTAGTAGCAGCTGCACACTTAACTACCTTCCAACAAACTATCGGTTTGATTGGTGTAGCGCCAGCAACAACTGGTGTATTAGCCGCAAGCGGTATCGATTTTATCGCTGCTTAATTTCAAAAAAGGAAAACAAATGAAGAAAATCGCATTAGCAAGTTTAATATCATTGGCTTTCGCAGCATCTGCTGCTGATTTCGTAGCATACGATGTTGACCATGTTAAAGATACAACAACCAAAGCAATCTCTACTGCCGAATACATTCGTGCTGGTAAAGATATTGCCGGTTTGCAATTAGGCTTGCAAGGTCGTACAGGTATCTACCATAACAACGCTGGAACATTCTCTAGTTTAGAGACTACAGTTGGTAAAGCAATTGGTCCAGTCACACCATACGTTGGTTATGGTTATGACAATGGTGTATCAGGTAAGCCAGCATCAAGATATGATTATGGTCTAGTTGGTGCTAACGTTGGTGTTAAAGCAGGTCCAGGTTTTGCCTTGGCTGGTGTTAAGACCCGTGTAAATTGGACTGCATCAAATCCAAAACAAACAGTTGCATGGGGCACATATGCTGTTCCAGTAGCAAAAAATGTATCAATTGATTTGAATGTCTCTAAGAGCTATCAAACAATTACCGAAAACGCCTACGGNTTAGGCGTGTCTTTCAACTNCTAATAGTTGAAGATTTAAGGTTTGGTGGGTACCTAAAACNCACCCAATAATCGGGAGAACCAATGAAGTTTCTTTTAATAAGAACTCTAGTGGTAATGCTTTCTTTAAGTTTTTTACCATTACTCGCTAATCCACTAACAAACAATCCAATATACGAAATCGGCCAAGAGTTCAACAAACAATTACTCTGCATGGCCAAAAACATTTATTATGAAGCAGGCATGGAATCTTATGAAGGTAAACTAGCTGTAGCACAAGTGGTAAACAATAGGGTTAATTCACATTTGTTTCCTAAAACTGTATGTGAGGTCGTATATCAGAAAGATCAATTTAGTTGGGTTGGTAATGTTAACGGCGAAATCAAAAACAAATATATGTGGGAAGAATCGCTCATAGTCGCTCGTAAGGCTTTGACCGAATCGCATATCCATGATTTAATAAGCAAAACAAAAGCATTGTATTTTCATGCTGCATCTGTTAGGCCTGATTGGAATCTAAAAAGGATCACTCAGATTGGTAACCACATATTCTACGCAAAAAAATGAACGTTAAAGATAAACCAGTATACGAATTAAAAGTATACGCACCAGATATGTTATGTCTAATGCGTACAGAGAAAATTAATCCGAGAATTGAAGGCTTGCCTCCAACACATGTGTATAGTATAATAATGAATCCTAAAGAAATTAAAGATATATTGAAAGTTTTAAATGATTATGCCGACAAAAAATGAAATACAAGAATTCTCTGAAATGATAGAGGTGATGGCAAGAGAAAAGAAAATGCCATTAATGGACGCCATCATTATGCATTGTGAACAAACAGGTTTAGAAATTGAGGTATCTGCCACTCTTATTTCACCAGCTTTAAAATCAGTAATTAGAGAAGAAGCTCAGAACCTAAACATGATTAAAAAGAATTCTAAATTGCCAGTATGAGTATGGATAATGGAGGGTTTGCCTCCTTTGCTTTGTATCATGCATTGCACCTGCATTTTACATCCAAAAGTTATGATTATGTAAAATATAATGGTAAAACTAATATTACCAAAGATACCTTTATGAGGCGTAAAGATAGGTTTACTTTTTATAAACTTTCCAGAAAGTATAGTATAATTGAGTTAAAAGATTTCTTTATTGCCAACCTTTTGGAGAAAACGGACAGGTGGACAAATGAATTCTTGGGGCCTGAATCGGAAGATGATTATAAGAAGTGGCAAAAAAGAACTCAGAGCTTGACATACACCTTCGGAAATGATATAATAGAATTGTTCAACACACTAAGTGATAAAGATTTGGGACCTGAATACCTAATAACTGTTATTGACGGTCAGTATCCTTTATTATTAAACATGATGATGCAGAAAGAAATTTCTATTGAATCACTTGTTGTGTTGAACACCTTATTAAATTTCTTTCCAATGTGGGAGAAAAAAATTGATGATACTTATGTTTGGCCTAATATTAAAATGAGATGTGAAAAATACAAACCATTTTTAAATTATGATGAAAATAAATTTAAAAGTATTCTAAAAGAGAAGATGAGAGAACATGCAGAAGCCTAAAATTAGTTGTATCTATTTGGATATGGATGGTGTTATTGCAAACTTTATCAAGAGATATAAAGAATTGTTCAAAAAAGATCCAGATTCCTTACGTGATAAAAAAGACTTTGGTGGAAACTTCAGTCATTTCATTGCAACCCGCCAATTTGAAACATTGGAAAAACTACCTGACGCCGACTTAGGTTTAGAATTTTTACGTAAAGCAAACGTACCAACACAAATGCTTTCCTCAACAGGAAGGCCTGATAACCATGATGACGTATCCAAACAAAAAATGATTTGGTTGCAAACACATGGTATAACCTTTAATCCCATATTTGTTCCAGGCAAAGAACTGAAGTGCAAATATGCGAATCCAACTTCAATAATCATTGATGATACCAAAAGTGTTATTGATGATTGGTTAGAAGCAGGTGGCATCGGAATCTGGCATAAAGATTGGCCGACCACTCTGGCAATATTAGGCATGTATGTTTGACATCGCCTAAATAATAGTATATAATGCATACTGTGAATATACTCCGTTACATTCCGTTAATACTCCGTCATACTAGAAAGGTACATTATGACAATTGATTTCTCTAAACTCAAAAGCCAATCCACATCTGGCAATCTAGATTTACTCTCCCAAAAAATAAAATTACTCGGTGCTTCATCTGAAGGTGCCGATAAGACTGATAACTATTGGCGTCCTGAAGTTGATAAAGCAGGTAATGGCATGGCCGTTATCCGTTTCCTACCCGCTTCTTCCGTTGATGGTGATGATGCATTACCTTGGGTTAAAATCTTTGGACATGGTTTCCAAGGTCCTGGCGGTTGGTTAATTGACAATTGTTTGACAACAAACAATAAACAATGTCCTGTATGTGAACACAACTCTACATTATGGAATTCAGGCATTGAAGCGAACAAAGACATTGTTCGTAAACAAAAACGTAAGTTGAATTATATTGCTAACGTTTATATCGTTTCGGATCCAAAACATCCAGAGAACGAAGGACAAGTTAAATTGTTCAAATTCGGTAAGAAAATCTTTGATAAAATTTCAGAAGCAATGAATCCTGCTTTTGAAGATGAATCAGCAATCAATCCATTTGATATGTGGAAAGGTGCTAACTTCAAATTGAAGATTCGTAAGGTTGAGGGTTATCAGAACTATGATAAGTCTGAGTTTGAATCACCATCCGTTTTATTGGATGACGATGAGAAGTTGGAGAAAATTTGGAAATCAGAATACTCTCTTAAAGAGTTGGTTGCTGATAAAGAATTCAAAACTTATGATGTCTTGAAATCAAGACTTGAAAAAGTTCTAGGTCTCTCTGGTGATGTTCCTGTTGCAAAAACAACAGTTGAGACTATCAAGGAAGAATCAAGAACTAAACCTGTTAAGGTAACTGAACCTGATATTACTGAAG